TACCTCTATTTTGCTGACTATTACTGTAGAACTTAAAAATCATTTTATGAGGAGTTTCATCTATCTCTAGAGGAAACCTAAGTACGTCTAGTCTAAGACGATTTCGTGACCCTTGAACGAGGTTTCTTACACTAGTAGTAGTAGTTAACGTGGATGACATTTAATTCTCTATGAGTTACAAAGGCCGGTTTAATCCGAAAAATCCAAAAAAATACAGAGGTGATTATAATAACATTATTTATAGGTCACTCTGGGAATTTAAACTAATGCAATATTTAGATAGCCATCCTCATGTACTTGAGTGGGCTAGCGAAGAGTTCTTCGTGCCTTACATACATCCTGTTGATAAGCAGTTACATAGGTACTTTCCTGATTTTTGGGTAAAGAAGAAAACTGATACTGGAACAGACGTATTAGTCATTGAAGTAAAGCCATCGATACAGACTAAAGCTCCTGTCAAGGGTAATAAACGTCAAAAAACATTTATTAACGAAGCTGTAACTTATGCAATAAACGAAGCGAAGTGGAAAGCTGCTATGGAACTTTGCAAAGATCATGGCTGGAAGTTTATGCTCATGACAGAAAAAGAACTAGGTATTAAGTTCTAATATAAATAATATACTTAAGTAGGATTAATTTATGTCTGGCGTTTTAGACTTACTATCAGCTCAGAACTTAACAAGAGCGCAAGCGACAACCGGTGTGGTGCAGACAGCACAGCGTACATTTGGTTCTAGTGCAGCAAACGTATCAACTGCAGGTAGAGCGGCTATTGCAGGCTCACTGTTCACTACTTTGGGCGGCGTATTAACAGGGTTTAATAGAGGTCCGGCGCGGCCCCCTGAAAAAGGTTTTAATATTTCAGGATTTCAAAGTAGAATTAATAAGATGGGAGGACTTAGCAGTACATCTAAGTTCCTTGTCGCTGTCACCCCTCCAGCATGCATAGTCCCGGTTTCTGGTATTGTGAGACAGGATTTTAATGAAGCTGGTGAAGTAACGGGTGAGAGAACTATAAGAACAAGACCAGGCGATCCTACCAACCAAGTTGAAGAGCGTGTATTTAATAATGCTGCAGGTAGAGATTTACTTTTTCTTTGCGCGAAGACATCCCTGCCTGGTATAAATCTAGGTACAGTTCAATATGCTAATCTTGGTTTCGGCGCTGAAGAAATGAGACCTGTAGTGCGCCAAACAGCCACTATTAATTTAAGTTTCTATGTAGATGTTGGCGGTAATTTCTACGGGTTTTTTACAAAATGGATGAGTAATATTATTAACTGGAACAATCAAGCAGTTGGGTCATTAAACGCAGAAGGTGCGTTTTATAATGAAGTACACTATCGTAGAAATTATCTATCACCAGCTGTTACAATATATGTCTATGATACTGCGGGTAATAATTTTATTCAGGTAGATTTAATCGACGCATTTCCGGTGGGTCTTGGAGAAGTAGATCTTGCCTGGTCACAACAACATGATATTGCTATTGTTAACGTAAAATTTGCTTACAAGACTTGGAGAAGTAACTATATGTCGCCAGCTAAAATAAGCAGTAACTCTCTGAGAAACATGTCGCTTGCTAGTATGTTAATGAGAGTGGGCGTCGCTGTGCAGGCTGGTAGTAGTCTACTACGCAGACCAACTAGTACTATGGATGCATTTAACTTAGTAAGAAACGGTTCAAGAATTTTATCATCATTATCAATCTAAAAAAGGTGATTTTGCAATGCTACCCAAAATAAAACATCCAGTGTTTTCACTGGATCTCCCTATCTCTAAAAAAAAGATTAAGTTTAGACCTATGCTTGTTAAGGAGGAAAAGATGCTCCTCCTAGCTAAAGATGGCAATTCTGATACAGAAATTCTTGATAACTTCAAAGCAGTTATTCAAAATTGTGTTCAAGAAAAATTGGATATTGATAATTTACCACTAGTTGAGGTAGAGTATATCTTTCTTAATCTTAGATCAAAATCGATTAATAATATCATATCAGTACGTATTACTGACCCTTACGATCCTAATATTAAACATAAAGTTGATATAGATCTAGATGATGTAAGTATCAAAACATCTAGTATTAAAGATGTAATAAAATTGCAGGATGATATTGGTATCAAATTGAAGGTACCTACGATTACTACCTTAAGGCGCCTGGATCAATCAACGAATGAACAAGATATAAGTCTCAATACTCTTAAAGACTGTATTGATTGTGTTTTTGATTCTGAAACTACTTACAGAATTAAAGATATGCCTGAGGATGAAGTGGATGCCTTTATAGACAGTTTATCGGCAAGTCATGTCAAGATGATTAAAGAATTTTTTGATAATCTGCCTAGATTAAATCTTGAAGTAGTTTTCACAGATAGTAAAGGTAAAGAAAACAAAAGAACGTTGGATACGTTCTATGATTTTTTTCAGTAATGCTGGGTTATAGTAATATATCAATATATTATAGAACTATGTTTGCTATGGCTCAGCACCATAAATATCAAATAAGTGAACTAGAAAATCTTATGATTTTTGAACGTGATATTTACGTCGATATGTTAATAGATTATTTAGAATCTCTAAAACGATCAAATAACGAGTAATAAATGCCTCTACCTCTATTAGGAATAATTGCAAGACTAGCAATGTCTGCCCCGGCAGTAGGTAGAGCAGTAGCTGGAGTAGCTGCAAGATCAGCTGCGCGTGGATTATCAGCTACGGGAGCTACTTTAGCAAGGTTGGGTGCTACAGTAGGTGCGTCAAGTATAGCTAGTGGTATTGCAAATAGAATAACTGAAGCTACAGCTAATACTACTCAACAGAGTCAGCAAGAAACTCAATCTGATACTTCTGCTGAAGCACAAGTTACTGCACTAGAAGCTCAACCACAAGAAACATCCGTAGAAAAGATTGGTGCTGCTTCTGATGGCGATATTGGAAGCAAATTAGTTGAATCTCCTGTAATTAATCTTCTTCGAAGTATTAATGAAAATCAAAGAGAATTAGTTAATACATTAAAGTCAGAAAATAGGGCTAGTAGAGTAGGTAGTATATCTGCCGCTTTAAGACAGGCTAGACCCACTCAAGTTGAGCAAGCCGGTTTAGGTGGAAGCTTAGCATTATTGCTAGGTGCAGCAATTGCTGGTGGATTTACAGAAATGACTAGTAGGTTTAGTCAGTTTATTAATGGTGTAGGTGAAGCGATACAAACTGGAATTACAGGTGCATTATCTTCATTAAGTGAATCTATATCTAATTTTTTCAATGATTTACTAAGATATACTGGAAGAAGTTCTGAAGAGCAAGAAGACGAGCAGAGAAGATACAGGGAATTAAGTCCCGGTCGGGGTGGGCAGGGGGCTGGTAGTCCTGGCCAAAACTGGAGACGCATGTCTCAAGCTAGTAGAGGCGGACCTGACGATGAACAAGAAGTGGAAGATGCACTAGATATTCTAAGTACCCCAGAGCCTAATGAAACGGCTGAGATGCGCGCGCAAAGACTAGCTGCATTACAAGAAATACAAAATACACCAGCTGGTGAGCGTATTACTGTAACTCCAGCTGCGAGATCATATCTAGAAAGTCGCAATACTAGACTTGAAGAGATAAACACTACGAATGAAGCTGCTGGCGGAGAGGTACAGTCACCAGCAGAGATGACTCCTGATCAAAATGCTGCTATAGAGAGAGCTTTTAGATCTGCTGAAACCGCACAGGCTAGTGCAGCTGCGGCTGCTGCTCAACAAAATCCACAAAGAGTAGTACCTGGATCAGAAGAAGATCTTAGACTACAAGAACAGGCTGATAGAGAAGAAGCTACTGTGAGGGGTAGATCTCAGAGTAGCCCTAGTTGGTTTTCTAGATTTGTAAATACTTTAACGGGAAGAGATGCTCAGCTACAGCAAAGATCTGATACCTTTGTACGTGGCAATAGATCTTTAGCAGCTAGTATGGATGAAGAGATGCGTTCGCTATCGAATATTATGGATACTAGTGAAGAAGCTCGTGATCGTATGTCACAGACTATTAACAATAGTGGTGGTGTCGATCAACCAAACGTTATTATTAATCAAACAGCACCTCAAACTCAACAAGAGCCTAATATAATACCAGCTCCCCAAGCATCTCAAAGTATGTCGCCACCGGGATCTAGAACAGCTGCTGTAAGTTTAGGCAGCTATCCTAGACTATTAAATCAATCTCCGGCGTTTGCTGGTTAATCGTTTGCTGGTTAATCGTCAGAAGCTAGCTTCTTAAAAAAGCTCATATCTTCATCATCATCAGAACTCGCCTGCTGCGCAGGCGCTTCATCCCAAGGAGGGGATACATCAGCAGCACGTTGTGTACGTGGCTGAGATGCCTGATTAGTAAGACCAAGAGCCTTATCCAAACGAGCCTTCAACTCATCATAAGTCTTGAAGTTCTTACGATTGAGAAACTCACTTAGTGAATGCTGCTTCTTCCAGATAGCTTCCATCTCGTCGTCGGATGCTAGCGGACGCTTATTATCGAAATCAGACTTATCGTAGTTACGATAACCATCTACCTGACGAATACGCAAGCGGAAATGTGCACCTTCCCAGAAGTCAAAAGCATTGATCTTCTCTTCGCCTTCAAACTCAGGATTCATTGCGTCTGTAAGCTTGTCGAAGATCTTCTTACCATACTGGAAAAGAAACACCTTACCTTCATTATCGGGATTGGCTTGATCTTTAACAATGTAGATATTAGAGACGTAATGAAGACGGCGCTTCTGCTTACGAACCTGTTCCTTATCTGCGTCAATACCTGAATTCCAAAGACGAGTATTGAGTTCAGATACTGGGTCCTTTTCACCAAGAGTCGTTAGTGACTTCTCGATATACCAACCGCCAGGACCTTGGAAACCATGATCCCAGATGCGAATAAAAGGCACATCTTCGTTTACAGGTGCGGGAAGAAAGCGAATAATGGCTTGACCATTACCAGCCTTATCAACAGTAGGCTTCCAGAAGCGAGTATCCGCGCCTGAATTAGTATTAGCCTGATTTTGATTTTGCTTGGAAAGTTCTTGCGTGAGCTTGTTTAGTGCGTCTGCACGGTCACGCTTTAGTGATGCGAATGTATTTGACATGATATTTTTTCTCCGTATAAATCGTATGTTGTGTATTGCGTGTGTCATTCTTGTCCACTGTATGCATAATATATTCTATTTATGCAGTAAAGCGTTCAAGAGTTAGTTTCTTCATCCTGAAAGGATCAAATTTTACGAATGGTTCATACTTTCGTATCCTCCGTCTGTACTCTGGCCAGATTATATGATCAGTGATGTTTTTAGTCCAGTGTGGAATGTAATTTACTACCTTATTAAGTATCACAAGTGTTTCGATACTTACAGTTCCAAACTGATAAAGTTGTAGTAACTTGGGATACTGACCGTCAATAACTTTGAGATTTAAATCTAGATCATCATCCATCTTATCAAGATCGTTCTTATAGAGATAAGTTATGGATTCTTGACGACCTTTCCATTTATTATAAACGTCTTCTGATTCCTTATCGTTTAGATCACCTATCCATTTGTTGGAATTATCATCGATAAAATTAGCGATCAAAAATCCTTCTACATCTTTCTTCTTGGAAAGCTTATAGAACTGATATTTGTCGCGGCGCCTTTCGAACGCATCTTGCCTGGCAGATACTTTACCACCATACTGAAAATAGTCATAGTCACTGGTAAAGTGATTCTTTAAAGCAAGATACTTCGTATAAGCATCAAAAGGTGTCATGTTAGATTGGAAGGCGCGCTACCTTAGGTAAGAAGTTTAACTTCTCTGCTTCAATCTGTACCTTCTGCTTGAAGATAGGTGAAGCGCGAATAATATCACCAACCATATCCGGTTCGAGATTATTCTTCTCACAGTAGTAAAGAGCAGCGTCAATATACGAGATGCGCTTATCATATGCGATAGATTCGATTTCTCGAAGTACCGTATTAGATGTTTTGATCTTTATCATTTAAATTAACTACCTCATAAAAATAGGAATCATCAGTCTCTTTTTTGACTTGATTCTCTACTGAGTATACAGTAGTATCGATTTTAAATCCAGGGTTATTTTGTATTCTGTTTTTTGTCCAGGCACTATCATACCAAATAATTCTATTGTTAGGATATGCATAGAAGTTACCATGATCCATCATAAAGACATGGGCGCATTTATGCTCTGGAGTTTCAGAGAAATTAGTATCAAGCATTGCTCTATTTTCAAAGCTCCAGTCAAGAGTAAAAAGATATTTACCCTCTTTCTTGATACCATCCCATCTAACTAACTCAGCTCTTAAACCGGCTAGTCTAGCTCTTACTTGAACGTCTATGTAAGATGAGAAACAATCCCAGTACATATGATTGTATAAGGGCTCTGGATCGCATGGTTTCCAGCAGAAAGCAGAAATAGGTCTACGTGTCCAATTAACGCCGTTCTCTAGAAAAGCCTCAAAGAGTGGAGTGCGCTTTTCTAGAGAAGCTACTGTATGAACATCACATAGTGAATATTCATTATGACCTTTTTCATGATTAAAAAGGTATTCGTTACGTATTAAACACGTAATAGTAGGGATGTTGTGATTTAAAAATGCCATGATCTCTACACAAAAGAAAGTGCCGGGTTCTGTTGCAAGGCCCCGGCTAGCCCCGACTACGCCGCTATGCGATAGTCATTATTCCAATTGTCGTTGGCATGTACAGTATATAGCAAAATGGAGTGTACCAGCACTGCCCCGGCGTCCGGTAACACTTAGTCCCGTCGATCCTGTTTACACCCCTTAAACAAAATGTAGGTATGACCCTAGTAAATATTTAGAATTTGATACTGGTGGATTACCCCTATGAGGATATAACCATAGAGGAGGAAACATTAGTAATCTACCAGCCTTTGGTTTTACTAATAAGTCAAAATTAAGAAACTCTGTCTCCCCGCCTTCTTCAACGTCATTTAAATACCAAAAGAAAGCCAGAAATCTTTTTGCGGTGGATATATCAGCGGCGTCGATATGATCTGAGAAACAATCTACGCCATCATTATTGTATCGCTTAATACGAAACTCTTCGAAGGCATATTTTTCAGGCCAGTATATACAATCTGGTACTAGCTTCTTATACTCTCTTACTACCTTTTTGGATATGTCGATGACAAAATCATTAAGAGTATCCAAACCGTGAACGCTCTTATTTCTGGTAACGTTTAGTTGAGTAAAGTTTGGCTTAGTATCAGAGTCATAACGCTCGTGATAGTCACTAGCGCGTTCAAAATTCCTGATAATAATATCGCAGGTATCTTTAGGTATAACATTATCAAACACCACACAATAATCTTGAATGTTCATCCGTTAATTAACCTATATTCTTTAACAAGGCTAATAAGTTGCTTGGCATAATTATCTCTTTTCTCAACAAATACCATTGCATCATCCTCACTCACCATAATAATAACAGTCTGAGGTACTGGAATACCAAGTAACTCTTCGTACATAATAGCATAACCTGCTGTCTGCATAAAGTAGTGAGAAATATATTTCTTTTCTTTTATTTTTCGAGATGTTTTAAAATCGATTACGCTCATCTTACCATCGAACTCTGCAATACAGTCGACCGTGCCAGCTACTCCAATATAGTCAGAGTATAGTCTCGTTTCAATGCAGTGAATATTATCAATACTACCATCTAGAATGTACTTGATGGATTTAAACATACCCATAACATCAGGTGTTACGTTCTCACCGAGTACTTCTTCATTACGAAGATAGTTCTCGCAAATACCATGCAATGCGGTGCCGCGGCGAGTAGCTTGCTTGCTAATTCTATTTGCTTCTACAGCACCTACCCTAGCGCGCCATTCAGCAATACCTTTTGCAGATTGCCAACTCATTACGGAAGTAATGGAAGGATATCTGCTACCGGATGGAGTCACGTACTTGCGTGACCCATCCTCGTTTATCTGTTCTAAAAAGCCTACCTTGGTTTCATCGTACCCAACAATATTAAATTGTTTAGGTAAAACCAAGTCGACTCTTTTGAATAATGTACTGTTTGACGAAGTCAGATCTGACAATGTCTTTCTCACTAAATTCGACATACTTAAAATAATCCATTGCTTTCAGAATTTTTAAAATATCTAGTAAGCCTTTTCTATCAATATCTTTTTGCAGATCAGACTGTCTGAAGTCACCGCATAATATCAACTTGGAGTTTTTTCCTATACGTGTAATAACGGAATCAAGCTCTCCAAATAACATATTTTGCACTTCGTCGACTATTACTATGCAGTTATCAAGTGTAATACCTCTAATGAAGGAAGTTGACATAAACTCAACATAGTTTTTAGTCTTAAGAATATTATACGCATCAGCTCTACCAAACAACTCAGTACAAATAGTTTCGTATGGTTGTTCGTAAACTTTAATTTTTTCTTTAACACTACCAGGTAGAAATCCTACTTCACGGGTAGGTACTACACTACGTACAATAACAATCTTATTAAAATCAGCTGAGCCAGTTAATACTTGACGCAATGCAAGGTATAGAGAGATAAAACTTTTACCTGTACCTGCAAGACCATGTAACACAAGATGTTCGTCGTTATCAAAATTTCGGAAAACTTCTTTTTGGCTCTCGGTTAATGGGGAAAAATCTTTAAGTGATGTACTGAAGCCTCCGTTAAGTGATTGATTATTAGTTTGCTTTAAAACGCGACGTTCTCTTTTTGTTAGTCTTTTTATCATCAAAATGTATTAACGCCTCCTCCTCTGGGGTGTGCTTTTTTAATTTCACGTAATACATCACGAAAGCCTTGATCGGGCTTTCTTATACCCAGTTTAACTGAATCACCTAAACTAGGAGCCCGAGCAATTATTTGAATAACGGTGTCTTTGTTATCTTTAAGGTACTGTTCGCGCTCAGACATTGTTAAGTCGAGCTCATATTCAGTACCATCTACAACGTTACGAAAGGAATAATTAGGCATTATTAGAATACACCCATTTCAATACTTTATTAATATCATCTTGTGTATGGATTGGTAATTCAATCCATAAAGTATCTGCAAGCTTTGCAGTATAATTTTCGTTACCTTTAAACACTTCAGCTACTGTCCGATAGTAGTACCTATCGGACATACCTATACCAACAGCTTCATGAAAAAGCTTTACAGTATAGATTCCGTTTTCTAAAACGGTACAGTATTCAGGGGTAAGTTCATCGTCGGTAGAAGCATCTATATTACCAACGTCACTATAAACCCAGTTTGTATCATCCACGAATATCATCATAATCATCACCACCATCTAGTTCCAAAAGACGAGATACGTTCTTGGAACGAATAGCATTGTCTAGTCTACGCTTTTGTCGCCTCTGTAAATAGCTCGACTGATTCGAGTAGTAGTTGTCTTCATCGTCATATTCTTTATGGTCACGCTTTTGATTCTTGCTACGAAAAGATTTACTCATGTGGGGATTAGGCCTGGATATGTTTTCTCTATAAGGTTGCGGTTAATGTTCTTGTAAGGTAGTTTTTTATCTTTTACCATTACAAGAAGTTCAGCGTCTTGCGGATCTACTGATTCTAGTAGTTCAATAAAGATCTGCTCACGCTTTAGTTGCGATAGATTGGGGTTGCCGCCTTCTACGAAAAGGTACATTTTACGCATCTCGGCGTATAAACGACTTTCCTGTCTATCAAATTCTGTTGGTTTGTATGGTGCTTTACCCTTAGGAAGAAGAAACTTCACGTTGGGATCATATACACATTTAAGAATGGTATGAATTGCGGGGCTATCGTTCTGCAATAAAAAAGCTTTACGTTCCTGCAGAGTACCTAATTCATTAGCCCTCTTTAGGATCTCAGATATACTTAGTCTCATGAATTATTCATCATCCTCAATAATTTGTTCTCTTACGTCTGAATCAAATGCTATAATATCTTCTGCAATGTCTTGTAAATCATGATGCTTATCTTGCAAGCGAAAAATAGTAGCGCGCATGGATTCACGAACTAATCCAATAATCTTTTGCGTAACTATATCACCTGTATTAAAGTAATCAGGATCTACATTGGGTATATTATGTAGTGTATCAACAATAAAATTTTTAATAGCCCTATCGATACATTCTTCTATCTGTTCTAGATTAGCAGCTTCTATCTCCTCCAGAGTAGGAGGAGCAGGCTTGAACTTACCTGTAAATTTTATTACATTTGCTACCATTATACAGCCCGTAGAATAATCGTATCTTCGTTAATACGATTAGTCGGTACCTTTGATTCACTCTTGAACTTTGCAAACGTCTTAAGAATGGAGTTAGGTGTACCACCCAGAATAGCACTGATGGCTTCCTCTGGTTTCTTAACACGCTTGCTCATGGATTTGGACTCGTCATAGTTCAAAATACTTGTACCTTTCACCGATAGCTTATTATCTTCATTTGCTACAAACACTGTCATGCGCTTGTATTTAGTATTATAGACTACGAGAGTAGTCGAGGTCAAGATCTTTGCAGGGTCGACCGACACTGTTTTAAGGGAGTTGTCTTCTTTCTTATACTTGAAGTTTTTCAAGGCTTTATCAGTATTTACGCCTTGTTTCTTCTTACGCTGACGAACAATCTTAGTAGCTTGAAGAGCTTTGTTACAGTCATTATCAAGCATACGATAGAACTCGATAAGCTTTTTTAGCTCTACTTTGGAATATTTACTGTAATATTCCTTGATATTAGTATTACCGTCCATTAGCTCGATGATCTGACTGATGCGAGGCATTAGACGGGTTTGAATTTCCTTAACTGA